CCCAGAGAAGACGGCCCATGGAACATTATATTATTATCAATGAAAAAGGGACGTTGGGATTTTCCTGAATTAAAAACTATAGCTCTAGACGAATATACGTACTGGGAACCAGAAACAATCTTGATAGAAGCGAAAGCTTCTGGTATGCCCTTAACACAGGAGCTACGACAGCTAGGAATTCCTGTAGTTACTTATACGCCCAGTAAGGGCAATGATAAGCACGTTCGTGTTAACTCCGTAGCTCCACTATTTGAATCAGGACAGGTCTGGTGCACAGAAGATAGGTTTGCCGAAGAAGTTATTGAAGAATGTGCGGCTTTCCCTTATGGTGAGCATGATGATTTAGTTGATTCAACAACGCAAGCGTTGCTTAGGTTTAGACAGGGTAACTTTATCCAACTGGATTCTGACTATCAGGATGAACCTTCACTTATTGAACCTGTAAGGAGTTATTATTAATGGTATATCCACGAAAAAGACAAAAAGTTGTACCCTATGCACCAGGGGAAGCACCTGTTGATAAAGTAAATCAAAAAATAAAAGAAGGTTTACTTGCTTTATATAATAATGAACTTCTTCAAGAAGCAGGAAGAGATGTGCTAGGAGCATATGATACTGTTATTGCAAAACCTGCAGCAAAAGTATTTACAGCGCCAGGTATATTACCTTTTTCTGATGCTAGTTTAGCCAGTTTAGTAACTCCTGAAGTATCGGTAAATTTTGAAGATATTAAAGATATATATGGAACAGAGACCGTTCCTAAAATGGAAAGAGTGGGTGTAGGTAGAGGATCGCAGTTTGTAGATACAGGTGAAACGCAAGAAGTACCTGTTGGAGGATTAAGTAATAGATTAGCAAGAGGGTATCAGTATTTAAAAGCAGGAGCAGATTGGATGTTTGGTGATGCACGAAACGCTGGAGAAAAAATGAAAAACGGTGTTAAGTGGGAAGATCTCACATCAGCAGAAAGAATGGGAGCAAGATTTCTTCCTCTTGATGCGTGGCTTCCTGTATCACCTTCAGGCGTAATAAGTAAAAAAGGAATTCAAAAGTTTTTAGATGAAGGGGATTACCTATATGCAACAGATATGAAAGTATTGCGCGAACAAGGTAAATTACCAGGAAGTGTGGGAGCAAAAGTAACGGACAATGATTTACTTAAATATGATGAGAAACCTCCAAAAGATATTAATGAAGTAGAAGTAAAAACGAACAAAGAACAACTTGATGAGTATATAGATAAAAATGTAAAAAAACCTACTATTGAACAAGTCAAGGATATGGCAAACAAGTCAATGGAAGAGAAGGGTTACACTGATATTTACGGAGATCCTAAATATGTTCAGTTTGCGGAAACAAAACCAAAACGAACAGAGGCTCAAACAAAGGCTCAGATTGCGGGTAATGAAGCAATGAAAAAAAAATCAATAGAGGCTAATACCCCATTAGCTAATAAAGCTGTTGATTTTTTAACAGAACTTCAATCAAAAAGCGATTCTACTATTACTATACCTCACCTTACACTTTACAACGAGTTAATGAAAAAACATCCTGACGATTTTTTACCAAAATCAGATAGCATGAAGAAGAAACAAATTATGAAATTAAAAAAAATTAGGCCTGAGATTGAAGAGTTTGTTGCAAAGAGTGGTAAAGAAGTAGGAGGAATAAAATACAGTGATGAAACATTTGGAATTATAAAAGGAGGAGAAGAAGCTACTAGACGTTCTGAGCTTGTAGAAAAATTTAGAACTACCTTTCCTGATGAACCTGTATCAAGTTTAGATGATCCAGAAAATATAATTGGAAGTGCAACGTCAGTAGGTGTGGTAGATTTATTACAAAATCCTAAATTCAAATTTTATGAGTTTTTAAGAGATACTCTCCCAACAACTGATTTAGATACTTTGTTTAATACAGTAAAAGTAGGAGATCCTACCGATCTAACAAATCCTGCACAAAAACTTTTTAATCAGTTTAAAAAAATGGAAGACACTAGAAAAGAAGTTGGACCTTTAATAAAACCTTTTTTAGAAAGAGTTTTTCCAGGAGAAGGTGGCATGAAACCATCTGTTCAAATAGCGCATACTTTTGAAAAAAGAAATATGAAAGTTCCTAAAAGAGAAGGGGTTGAAAAAAAAATAGGTTATGATCCTGAAAAATTTATTGGACAAGGCGTTAATCCTGATTTTTTATATTTAGATATTTCTCCCTTAAATCAAGGCATTCAAACCAGTTTAGAAAAACAAGCTAATGCTGCAGGTAAACAAGGAGACTTTAATAAATTATCTGCTATACAAGAGATAATGGAAACATTTGGTATTGAAGGTCAGCAAGCAGGTATAACAATAGGTAAAAAAAGAAATCTTTCTACAAAACTAAGATCTTTGATACGTGCTTCTGGAGGTGAGGATAATATTCCTGAAATAGAAAATTTAAGAAAAGCTATATTAATATTAGAAGGAAAAGGTTTTGCAAAAGGTGGAATAGTAGACGCGGCCGACGTTCAGTATGCCGCTCCTGGTGGTTTCTTTGCCAAGATGTTTGGAAAGCCACCACCATATTTGAAAGAAGAGATAGCAAAGACGGATATTTTTTCACCAACAATAAAACAAAAAGCAACACTCACGGCTCTCGGACCAGAAGCTACAGCTATAAATCCAGGACAAGTTTTTTATTCTAACCTAGAGTTGTCATTATCTAAACCAAACTCGCCTGTGAAGTTTGATTCAGAAAAAGAATTTTATGATTACATCAACGCTGCTGGTATTGGAAGAGACGAGGTCAGTGATGCGCGGATCGCTCCCTATATTTCGGCAAAAGCAAAATCAGGTGAACCTATCTTATCAGAAGATATTATACAAATTACAAGTGAGTCACCTCTCAACCAATTAACAACAGAAGGTTTTGGATTTAGATCTGATAAAATAAATATAGCTAAATCGGATATACCAGAACGATACGATGCACCTGCTATTGAAAGAGGACAGCCTGTATTTAAAGAAGCAAGATATGCTGGAACAGGATTGATGCCTGGTTTTATTCCAGGTTCTTACAGAGAACGAGTGCTAAAAATTGATTCGGATAAGTTTCGAGGAGATCCAGGAACTTTACCAAGCGGAGCATCAGGGCATAACTTTGGCGATAACTATACACTTGCGTGGGGCAGAGCCACGGACCGTCCTGCAATAATAAATGAAGGTGAGATTGTTGATAAAGCATCAGGAGAAATTATTAATCCACTAGCGGTTACAGATACAAAAAAATTAAAAGAAATTGAAGCGAAGATACAAAGCTTGGTTGATGATCCGTTGACCAAGGTTGATCCAGATGACTTCCAAACTATTTCACAAGCTGTCAATGCTATTGTTGAAAGATCAGGTGGACGATTAACATACGATAAAGCAAAGAAAGCAGTGGATGCACAGATCGTACAAAAACAAAAAGAGTTAAGAAAACTACAATCACAGTTTGTGGATGAAGAAAAAAGATTAGAGTCAATCAAAGATGTAAAACCACAAAACGTTACCATGACGTTTATTGATGAGATTCAGTCAGACATTGCACAAGCGGCAACAAGAAAAGCAAGAGAATTAGCTATCAAACTAGATGTAATGGCAGAACAGGGAATTGGTGTGGAAGCGATGCAAGAAGGTATTAACAGAGACCTAATGCAATTCTTTGCAGACAACCGAAGTGTAGCTCGTCCCGTAGGAGCAACTAAACTAGAGTTGATGCCTCAGTATAATGAACTAATGGCTTTCCAAAAACAATTTAGTGATATGGCAAAAAAACCACCATACGCTTTAGCACCGCAAGACTTTGCGATGTATGAAAACTTTAAGAAAAGACAAACAGAGATTATTGATTCGATGGCTGATGAGATTAATGATAAGTTAATGAAAGCACTCTATCCTGATGTACCACTAAAAGATAGAGGTGCGTGGAGCGATGCTGTTCTTAAACAACAGTTATACGAAGCAGCACATCGTTTGTTCGTCGAGAAGGATCCAAAAGCACCAACATTTTTAGGTGTAGCATCTGGAGATATTGTAGCAGGAAAAGCGTATAATCAAGCTGGTAGCACGTCAATGGATGTAAATGAAAGAATACTAGATAAACAAAATCGTATTAACAAGTATAAAGACAACTTACGCCAAGATATTAACACAACTGCTTCTCTGGGTAGTAGTCAGTATCCTGGAGTTGGTACGCATGAGTTTTATGGTGGACCAAAATCAAGAGCATGGAATGAAGAAACAAATCAAGTGGGTGGACACTACACCTCTGATATTGAGAGAAGCATGAGAAAATACGCAGATGATAATAATTCTAAAATGGTGGTTGCGAATGTGGCAGTCAGTGATGCTAGAGGTGGAACGGTATATAATATTCTCAACCAAGAGACAGGTGAGATTATGGGTCAAGGGGACACGTACCGACAAGCAGAGAATATTGCAAATCAATTAGTTGACGAAGATGGCGGAAGATATAAGATTCAAAAATCAAAAGAGAAAAATTTTGATACAGAACCTGTTTTCGCTATTGAATTAACTAAAGAAATGCTACAACTTAACAAAATTTATAAATAAGGAAAGAAATGGCCATAGAAAAAGACTCTTTATACAGAGACCAAGAAAAAATTGCTGAAGCCTCAGCAGAAAACATGGGTTTAATTGACATTGATGTAGCAGATAATACGTTTAGTGACGTGACAATGTTAGAAGATGGTTCTGCTGTTATTGGAGAACAAGACTTACAACAAGAAATTTCTTTTGATGCGAACCTAGCAGAATTTATGGACGACAGTGATTTAGGTGTCGTATCTAATGATGTTATGGAAGGTTTTGAAGAAGATAAAGCTTCTAGAAAAGAATGGGAAGAAACATATAAAAAAGGATTAGGACTACTTGGATTTCAATACAAAGAAAGATCAGAACCTTTTATGGGTGCTAGTAATGTTAGTCACCCTGTATTAGCAGAAGCTGTTACACAATTTCAAGCACAAGCGTATAGAGAATTACTTCCTGCAGGTGGACCTGTAAGAACTCAAATTTTAGGAAAAGAAGATATTTTAAAACAGCAACAAGCTGAACGTGTGTCTGAGTTTATGAATTATCAGCTTATGCATGTTATGGAAGAGTATGATCCTGAATTAGATCAGATGTTATTTCATCTACCTTTAGCAGGTTCTTCTTTTAAAAAAGTTTATTTTGATACTACTATAGGAAGAGCAGTTTCTAAATTTGTTCCTGCTGATGATTTACTTGTTCCTTATACAGCAACAGATTTACAATCTGCTGAGAGAGTTACACATGTTTTAAAAAGAAGTAAAAATGAAGTTAGAAAATTACAAGTACAAGGTTTTTACAGAGATATAAATATTGAACCATATTCAGAAGAAGATTCTGTTTTAACAAAAGAGAGAGAAATACAAGGTGTTAAAAAAGTTGGGTACAACACAGATGAATTTACCTTATTAGAAATTCATGCTGATTTAGATTTACCAGGATTTGAAAGTGAAGATGGAATTAAACAACCTTACATCATAACAATTGATGAAGGATCTGGAAAAGTTTTATCTGTGTACAGAAACTACAAAGAAAACGATCCGTTAATGAAAAAAGAACAATACTTTGTTCACTTTAAATTTTTACCAGGTTTAGGATTTTATGGATTTGGTTTAATACACATGCTTGGTGGTTTAACAAGAACAGCTACGGCTGCTCTTCGTCAGCTTATTGATGCAGGTACTTTATCTAATTTACCAGCAGGATTTAAAGCAAGAGGATTAAGAGTAAAGGATGACGACACACCTTTACAACCAGGGGAATTTAGAGATGTAGATGCACCTGGTGGAAATCTACGTGAAGGATTAATTCCTCTTCCATATAAAGAACCAAGTGCTACGTTATTTCAATTGTTAGGATTTGCTGTAGCGGCAGCAACTAAATTTGCAACAGTAGCGGATCAGCCAACAGGAGAAACTATGGGTGGTAATAATCCTGTAGGAACGACAATGGCGTTGATGGAACGTGGTACAAAAGTCATGAGCGCTATTCACAAAAGAATGCACTACGCACAAAAAATAGAATTTAATTTATTAGCTAAAATATTTGCAGAGTCACTACCTCCAATGTATCCATATGAGGTAGAAGGTAATCAACCACAAATTAAACAACAAGACTTTGATGGTAGAATAGATATTCTACCTGTAAGTGATCCTAATATTTTTTCTGTATCACAGAGAATTACGTTAGCTCAATCACAATTACAATTAGCACAAAGCAATCCTAAAGCACATAACTTGTATGAAGCATACAGACGTATGTACATGTCACTTGGTGTAACAGACATAGCTGCAATTTTGCCACCTCCTCCTCAACCAGCACCGACTGATCCAGGAACGGAGAACGCACAGTCATTAAAAGCGCAACAATTAAAAGCTTTTCCTCAACAAAACCATGAAGCTCATATCAACGCACACCGTGCTTTTATGTCATCATTTTTAGTAAAAAATAATCCTGTTGTAATGGGAATATTACAATCTCATATTTCTGATCACGTAGCTTTACAAGCAAGAGAGATTGTATCAGCAGAGTTTGCAGAACCAATGCAACAATTACAACAAGCTATTCAAATGGTACAATCAGATGAAGAACAGCAAATGGTACAGCAACAAATACAACAAATGCAATTAGAAATAGAATCAGCTATTGCTGAAAAAATTAACGAAATGACTACACAGATGATTACAGAAGAACAAGAGATGTTTGACACGGAAGGTAGTGATCCATTAATCAGACTTAAAGAACAAGAACTGCAATTAAAAGCTATGGATTTACAACGAAAAGACGAAGAAACAGATCTACGTCTAGCTGTAGAACGTGAACGAATTGCGTCTCAAAATAAAATAGCGCAGGATAGAATGGATTCTCAAGAAGATATTGCACAATTACGTGCAAATGTTAATCTATCTAAAGCAAAGAAGGTAAAAGATGGTTAATCCAAAAACACCAGCAGAAGCAAGGTTATCAGAGTTCTTTTCAATGTTGTTAGAACTACAAAATTCTTCTTCCAAAAGCAGTGAAGATAGTGTACTTTTAGCAGGTGCTATGGTGGGCGTAGCGCAAATGATTCTGTATGATCATTTAGTTCCTCTGGAAGCAGATAACATAATGAATCACAATACAGCTGATTTTATAACTTTAATTAAACCAACGATACACTGATATGACTATAAAAAAACCAGGAAAAAAAACAGGTAAAACTCCAAAAGGAGCAGCAGGAAATACTGAATCTCTAACTAAACAAATGGATGACGTAATAGAATCATTATTGTCGGGTGCTAAAGCTAATCCAATAGCATCTGGGGTAGGAAAAGTAGGCAGACAAGCTATAAGCCAAGCATTAAAAGCTTATCAAAAAAAACAAGACACTCCTAAACTTATGCCTGAACAAAATTTACCTGAAAGAAACGTTCCTAAAGGTGAAAAACCAAACATGCTTGATGTAGCAGGTGGTGCTAAAACTGTTAATGTTGCTAAAGGTGGTTTAATGAGTAAGAAAAAAAGTGCAAAGAAATCAAAAAAATCAAGTAGACTCGCTAAACGTGGCTACGGAATAGCAAAGAGAGGATAATATGGCTTTAAACAACCCAAAACCAAAATACATAAATGGATCTTTGTATCCTAATGCAAAGATGACTAAATCAAATGACATGAATCCTTACAAAGGACCTCATGTTAACCAAACATCTATTGCAGACGTATATAGTGCGTCAATGGAAGGTCCAAAAGTTACACAAAACTTAGGATCTGGACCAAAAGGTCAAAGAAGTAAGGTTCAAATTAAAAAAGTAGCTTTCAAAGGCTTAAAATAGTATAATCCCGTTTTAATAAAGGAGGTTTTATGAACCTATTAAAAGATCTGTGGTCACACATCAAAGAATGGAGTGACTGGCAAATGAAGGACTGGATCAAGGCGGCTATCGTAGCTATTATTGTTATCTGGGTAATTAGCTGGATGACAGGTGGAGCAGCATAGACGATGGTCTGGCAACTTTTAGCAAAACCCCTCCTCGGCGTGGCTGCGGATACAGTTCGCGGCTTCGTCGAGACCAAGAAAGCTAAGGCTGAATTAAAAGTCACAGAAATTAAAGCTGCAACTAAGCTTAAAGAAGATCAAAT